CGTCCGAGAGGTCAACAGCGCGAAGTGCATTAGCGAACTGACAGGCAGCCCATTTGCTATAGACATTCCTGCCATCTTTGAAACCAAGGATCATTCTGCATGTGTCTTTCTCCTCGAAGGTTGCGCGTCGCATGAACCGCTGTGGCAGATAGTCGTATATGGCGAACTTCATCATGGCCGACGTATTGAAGGGTTGATATAAAGGGGGGGAGACTGCCTAAGCAGCCTCCTTAAGCTTGCGTGTGCGATGCTTTTTAGCAGCAGCTGCGGTCTTAGGCTTCAGAGCATCCTTAGTGCGTTGTTCTATGCTGTGAGCGACAGCTTCCACCTTATCCTCTGCAATCTGTGCTCCCAGCGCATCGAGGCACTGGGTAAGCACTGAGGTTGCACGTTTTACATCGAAGAGGACGTTCCTGATGAAGGAAGGTTCCTCGCGCAGGCTTTTGAGCCAACACTTCAGGTAGGCAGCACTCTCATCTTTGATGTGAGTTCCGAAGCCGTAGCGGTAAGCGGTGAGGGCTGCACCGAGTTCTGCCACAAGTTCCTCTGTGGCATAGGCATCAGAACCGAAGGGAGCTGGCTCCTTCTGTCTCTGGAGTTGCTTGTTGGTCGAGTGTATGCACTCGTGGAAGGCAGTGCTGTAGAACGACTGTCCCTTGTCGAACTGCGACTTTTCAGGCAGTAGGATTTCATCTTTGCCCGGATAGTAGCAGGCATTGTCCTGATGCTTGATGCGAATTGGACAGAGCCACTTGCCATCAGCAGCCATACAGTCGAATGGTTCGAATGTGAAGTCATCGCCTTCCACGGCAGGGCGTGCAGTCTGGAAGGAAGCAGTCAGCTTCTCGTAGAGTTGCGGGCGAGCCTCGCGGATATTCGTCTGTTCGATATTGAACACGTCGTAAACGACAGTACCAGGATAGACAGTGTAGCGCTCCTGCTCTTCTGATGACAGCTTCTTGTAGTCATCGTAATTAATGGTATTGCCATCTTTATCCTTGACAGTGAAGGTTGTCAGGAATACGGGGAAGGACTTTTCGTCTTTGTTGACATGAACCCAAGGCAGCTTGTTACCTTGGCCATCCGTTGCAGGAACACGGCCATCGGCACTGTCGCGGAAATTAAGCGATACGCAGCGGTTGTAAGTAAGGAAGATAGGCAACCGAAAGCCTTTGTCTTCGCAGTGCATGAGCAGCATAAGTGTGTTCATGCCGTTGTACTCACGGCCGCTAATGTTGCGTGGCCAGCCGCAGAAGCCTTCAGTGAACCAGGGCTTTTTCCAATCTCCCTGGAGAGATTCTATTTTCTCGATCATCATGTCGGCGAAGAGGTTAAGGGCGCGGTCTTGTTTGCCCACTTGGTTAGCACTCTCGGTTTTGTTGTTCTTGGTTTTCATAGTTATGAACTTTAATTGTTTATAAAAAGGTTAACTGTCTAAGGGTTATGCTGTGAGCTGCACATCAACATAGATGATATCGCTGTATTGTGCCTGAGCGCGTCGTCCCGCTATGGCATAAGCCTCGTTGTAGGACTTTGCATCTACCTCGAAGGTGTGCCGTTCATTGTCCTCACACTCTACAGTCACGAAATAGGTGTTCTTGTCAAAAACGTTTCCGCTGTTATAGCGGGTGTGGTTCATCTTGGATGTAATTGCGATTGTTGTCATAGTTTTTATGTTTTTTTTGTTAGAATTGCGACCTTTTTTTTTACGTGCATTCAAAAAGCCAAAAAAGAGAAAGTGCTAAAGGCAAGGAATCACAAAGAAAATTTGGAAAAACCACATTTTCTTTAGCCACGGTATGGCATGGCGTTAAGAAGAAAATGCGGAAAGCGTGTTAAAATTTTGTGCAGAGATAAAGAGCACCGTGACTGGTACTTGCAGGGCACGGTCTGGGCTACCTTTGCACAGAAAAAGAAAGGAGGCAAGGCCAAGCAAGTCACAAAAGGCAAAAAACATAGTGTGACAACAGCATGACGGAAAGACTTGCCGGATCCGCCCATCGGAAACATGACAAGGGCATCAGTGACAAAAGTAGAGCATGGAGGCAGGCACAGCGAGATGTGCAGTCCTGCAAAATGCGAGGCAGCCGATAGCGGGCGGCCAGGCACTACAGACATCTTCCATTGGCAGCTCGCCCCTTCGACAGGAACCGAAAACAATGCCGTTCATAACGAACCAAGAAAAACGACGAGAGGGCAGAGAGGGTAAGACCATGTCGCCCATCAGCACGATATGGTGAACGGGAAAAACTCTCCAGTTCTTTACGATTCTTTGAGGACTGGAAAGAAAAAAGCCGGGGAGCGCTTCGCAGCGGCCACCGGCTTGGCGATACTAACATGAAAAAAGAACTTCTACATTCAGATGCCGATGTCCACGAACGAGCGCACCTTCAGCAGGTCGCCGTACTTGGTCCAGTACCGCTTATCCACGCAGTCGCCGAAGTGTGTGGCCTGTTCTGCAGGGATGCTGCCGTTACGTTCACTCCGCTTGTCCTTCTCGAAGCGTCCGTCCGTAGTCATCCTGACTTGTGTGGAGTTCATGGATATGAGGGTATATTTGCACTTTGTGGCATTGATGCGGAAGAGGGGGAAGCGCGTGTCGGTTTCCTTCAGGATGTAGGACCACAGCAGGTACTTGTCGTGCTGCGGAGGCTCGATGCCACGATGTACATGCTGGCGAACCGTCCAGCCGTGCTTCTTCAGGCGGTCAATGGCCAGCTCGTTGTACGTCTTCTTTGAGTTGGCACGATGTGCGTCGCCGTATCGGTCGCGGTAGAAATCGACGGTCTTGTTGGCATGATATCGGTAGTAGTGGCAGAACTTATCGACAAGGGCATTAACCTCGGTGTCATCCACTTCATCACGCTTCACGAAGAACTCGTTGATGGTGCAATCCACCTTGCGGTGCTCCACGCGCCGACGGTCGTGCCAGTCATAGTCCCACACCTGACCTACGCTAAGGAAGCTGGCGGCGCTCCCCCAGTCAGTGACAATCTCCAACGGTTGCGAGGTATTGCAGTCGGCATCCATGCGGCTGTCCTCGCGGGATAGCTGCTGCCAGTCGAAATCGGTATCCTCTGCAAAGTCGCGGATGTAGGAGTCGTTTGTGGCGTTGTAGTATCTGTGTTGCTCGGCGAGGGCATAGTAACAATGATCGACCTTATCGACGATGTAGTTCAGTATCTCCACCATGAAGCTGAACTTATCCATCACCTGGTACTGTGAGATGATGTACTGCATGCCCACGTTGCTGATGTTGTCGAAGATAGAGCCAAGCAGGAAGAGTACGCCGTCCCTTGACACAAAGGGCATGATGGTTTGGCGTGTGCGCTGCACCTCGTTCCAGATGTCGCGGAACATCTTGCGGTCGTTCTGAAGCTTTGCATCGATGAGCTGCAGCTGGAGGTTGACGATGCGGTTCCACACGTCGAAGAGCCTGATGCCCTTTTCCTCTTCGTAATAGTTGGCCGGTTCCAGGAGCCACCTCTGCTCCGGGGTATAGACCATGGAGCTTAGGAAGGTGTTGCCGTGGTGCTTTAGGATGGGGTTGGGGGTATGCCGGCCAAACTTGTCCTCGTTGCCTCGGTTGGTGGGTGCCACCTCTTGGTCGAACTGTTCCTTGTCGATGGTCAGTGCTTCGTCGGTGATGTTGTAGTCGGCATTAGGGCCACGGGAGTTCTGTGCCTGGCTGAGACAGTAGAGGCCATGACCATTGCTGAAGGAAATCAGATAGTCGTGGTTCATGATGTGCTCATAAGGCGTGTACCACCCTTCAGGCGGTTTGCGGCACACCACATAGTCGCCCGTCTTGGTCTTTGGGTCGTAACGCTTGTAGCCAAGGTATTCGAGCATCTTAAAGGCAGAGGGAAGCGTCTTGGTGAGAGCCTGGCCGATAGTGGCCTGTGCGACGGTGGTAATGCCACGCGGCATGAGTCGCACATTTTCATCAATCTCGTAGCCAGTGATGAAGCTCTTGCCCGATGCACGCGACATCAGGGCATACTTCGTCTTGGCAGGAAAAAGCATCAGTGCCAGCTGTGCCGGATTGACGAATAGAGGTTCTTCCCAAATGCTGTACTCCATACCCTAACTTTCCATGATTTCCTCGGCTTGGGCATCGTTGACCGGCTCATAGAGGCACTGTAGCACCTCGGCACGAAGCTTCGGATCGAGCGAGCGCAGTTTGTCGAAGTCGATGACCATAGTCTGGCCGTTGTAGTTCACCTGGATATTGAACACGTTGCGCTCCATACGTCGCGGATCTTCCACAGCCTCCGGTTTGTCTCCGATAATTTTGTGCAACACCTTCTTGGCATTGTTCCATGCTTTCAGGTCGCCACGAAGCTTTGCCTCGCGTATGAGTTCCATCTGGTCCTTCAGCTGCCATGCCTGCCAGAAATCCCAGTCGAAGGTGTGGTTGGTCTTGAAGAGCGTCTTTGCCAGCTGGATGTCCTTTCGGACAGTCGTGGCCGTCACGCTGTACTTGGCCTGCATGAGCCGGATGATATGCCCCTCGACGGGGTAGCTGTCCAGCAGCTTGGCAGCCGTAAGCACACGGTTCATCATCGGGTGCAACTTTTCTGGTAACGGACTGTTGTCCGGATCCAGTATGTGCGCCTGAATAGCCGTATAGTGTTGTTCGAGTAATGGGACTGTTCCGCGAGTCATAGCTTCATGTCGTTTTCAAATTCTCGGATGAACTGCAGCAGCTCCACTTGTGCAGGATTGCTCCCGTTCTGAGCAGAGCGGATAATGCCCTTTCTTGTTTCCATCAGCATACGGCCATATCCTCTATAATATGCGCGACGTGCTTCTGAGCCGTAGTCCCCAATCGCTTCGCGTAGCTCCAGCTCGTCTACCTCCATCATGGCCGCTATGATGGGGATGGGTATCAGGTTATAGGCAAAGTCTTCCAGAGCCTGAATCTGTTCCTTGGTTAAATTCATGGTCAAGCACTGCTTTGTCGAAATTGAAAACCTCGGAGGAGGTGTGTATGATGCCTCGCTCCAGCTTAGGGTTATGGGTGGCGTTCTGGGAACCAACGACGGAAACATGCCAATTGTCATTCCAAACAAGTGCCACCTTGGCATGAAGTGTTCGGCAGCGTGTCTGTCCGGGGAAGGCAGTAATGAGGTGGTCGAATGGTTTGGGGCTTATCGACCTGACGCGGTTGTCTATCAGGAACCTTATCGATAGGATTGGGCCGTCATCGACATGGTTCCGCAGGGTGGTAATGCTACGGTCTGAGATGCTGTACGTGGCAAGAAATACATGTGCCGGCCCCGTCTGCCTCAGAATGTAGAGTACCAGCTGTATGAGGTTGAAAGCCCCGGACGAGTAGTAATGCTTGGCCTTCCCCTGGCAGAGCTGCCCAAGGCCTTCGGGGGAGGATATCACCTGCAGCACATAGTCATCATCCTTTTCCTCCGTGTCCATGGAGCGGAGGCCTGCAGGTTTTACTACAGGCTCCGCTTCATGGATGGATATGTCGGAGGGAGAAAGTATCATGCCAGTGCTGCAATCTGCATGTCGATGTCGTTGAGTTCCTGAGTCAGGCGGTCAATCTTAGCCTGGTATTTCGCCACCTTCTTCGGGTCGGTAATCGGGTTCTCCTGCTCCTGCTTTGTTTCCTTTTGGTAAAGAAGCATGTTCTTGGCACGGGATATCTTCGTGACAATGCTCTTGCGCTGTCTTTGAAGCTCAGCCTTGCTTACGTTCGGAACTGTAACGTCGCTGGAGTCATCGTCTGTGCTGCCACATTCATCGCCGGAGTCATCGATAGCGGGTTTTCTCGGAGCGGCTTTTGCTGTTTCGTTGCCAATGTCCTCGGGATTGGGGATTGTTGGCGCCTTGAATACTTCAGGCACGGTACCGCCGGTGACGTATGCCTCATATTGGGGATATAGCTTGTCCATAATGTCGGAAAGCGTCTTCATCGCGTCGCTAATCTCGCGTCGCTTCATGATGGTATCGTCATCGTTGGTCTCTGGCAGTTCCGACAATTTGTGCAGCAGCTTGTCACGTTTGACGAATGCCTCGCGGTACACGCTGATGACCTCTGCGATAATCTCAGGATATGTGCCGGAATCCAGTTTTTCTTTTACGCCGTCCGAAAGCATGGAAGGAATTTTGTCGTTTACCAAACTATCCGGCTGTAATTCTTTTCCTTCCACCACGCCGATGGTGATATCGGTATCTTCCTTTGCCTTTGGATTGGCGAAGCAACGGATAAAGTCGTGCATGTGGTACATCAGGCGTTCATTGCTCTCGTGGCGGCCGCTGCCGTGACGCTCCAGCACACTGACCACTCCAGGTTTGAAACCAGCATCTTTAAGGATGGTGATACCTCGGGCAAAGTCATGATCCTGACTGTTAATCCAGTCCATTGCCCTGTCTCTGTTCTTCAGATAGTTCTTCATAATGCGAAAAGTTTGTTTTTTTTGTTGCAAAGGTGCGGAAAAATCCGCACCTGGAAAAAGGACAGGTCTGCAAGAGGTAAAAAAATGGCCACTGTCCGATGTTAGGCAGTGGCCTCCGAGGCTCCGGGGCAGATGCCCCCCAATCATTTTTTACTGTTGTTCGGATTCTTCGCTGTCACTGCTATCATCAGCTATTTTCAGCAGAGAGTCAACTTCACCCGTATAGACGAGCTTGCGCAGACAGGTGTAATGGAACTTCAGCGTGGTGCGGTTCAGGTCGGTTCCTGTCTTTCCCGTTGTGGATCCATCCCCTTCTACCTTAATGGCAGGTGCCAATTCGTCACCCATGAGATATTTGATGCCATTTCGGTCCTGAACGATGATGACGATGTTACGGTCTTTGATGGCATTCTCGAAGCCGAACATGGTGGCATTGATCTTGGCGCGTGAGATTTCCAGCTCATAGAGGAAGGACTTGCCGCCCTTCTCTCCCTGGTCTGTAATCTTCAATTCGCCCGTTTCGTCCGTAAAGTTCAGTTCGTAGAGGCAGCAGCCATTCTTCATGGCAATGCTCCCTTCCCAGGCTCCGGCTTTTTCCAGTGTCATAGCTGCGCCGCCTGTTGGAGCCGGCAGGTTCGGCCATACCTTAACATCGTCTGCATAACCGAATATGATACGATCAACAATACCGGCGCGGTTGTCCGTATCTACACAGTTCACCACTGCGCCGATACTGGCAAGGGCAATACATTTAGGGTTATTCA